GGCGGACAACGACACCGCCCGCTACCTGCAGGGGCGTCTCCTCGACCGCGAGGACACCTTCGATGTCGGCGGCGAGGGCGGTATCTTCGATCTGTTTGAGGCCATCACCGAGGAGTGGTCGGCCCGCCCTACCCGAGAGCCGTCCGACTCGCCCTCACCGCGGCGGGCAACTGGACGCGCATCGACGGGCAGTTCACGGGTCAAGGCATCGACCTCCTCGCCCTCCCGTTCTCGCGCTTCCTCAACGTCGTAGAGTTCTGGGCGCTGGAACGCATGAGCAGTGAAGATGCGCAACAGTGGCTGGTGGAACTGGATGCACCCCTCCCCGGCAGCGAGTTCGACGGCGAGGACGAAATGGAACAACTGAAACACCTGTAGCAGCACCAAGGAAGTAGGTCCCCGTGGGCATCGGACGCGAAGTCGCTGACGCATACATTGATGTCCACGGTGACCTCTCCAGTTTCCGGCGGGACCTTGCCGGTGGCGAAGCAGCAATGCGCGAGGCGGCGCGTGAGGCCGCCGACGAGTTCACGGACGCATGGGCCAAGCGCATCGACAGTGATGTGAAGGGCAAGTGGGGTTCCATCGTCGACGCGATGTACTCCGAAAAGCAGATCGACTGGGACCGCATGCTCGGGGAGTTCAACCCGCGCAGCCTTGACGACGCCCGCAAGAAGGTCACCGAGTTCCTGCGCGAGATGCGGGACACGACCCACTGGGGCAAGGACGAAGAAGGCGGGCTGATTGACCTCGGCCCGAAACTGGACCCCGCCAAGTTCGACACCATGATCGGTCGCCTCCATGAGGTGGTCGCGGGGATGCAAAAGCAGGAGGACCACCAGCGCAGGCTAATCGACCTCCAGCAGGAACTCACCGCCATGCAGGACCGGAATGCCCGGGTCATGAAGGTGCGCCGCGACGCCGAGGAGGAGGCTTACCGCGACGACGCCGAGTGGAACAAGAAGCGTCAGGCCATGATCGAAGACGCCTTCCGCATGAACCAAGCGTGGATGGACCGGCGCAAGAAGACGATGGATGAGGCCATCGCGCAGAACAAGGCGTGGGCACGCACGTTCGAGGGCATCACCAAGAACAACGCCATCAGGAACCTCAACGAGGACTTCACCAAACTCGCCAAGGCCATCACGGACGCCGACATCGCCAAGTGGGGCAACGGGCTGGACGGCGACTTCCAGCGGATGGCGCAGCGGGTCCGCGAAGTATCCGGCGCGATGCTGGAGCAGCGACGGATCAGCGATGCCGACGCCCAAGCGATGGTTGCCCGGGTGGACGCCTTCATTCAGGCGGAGAACGCAAAGTCCAAGGCGATGCGGGACGCAATGGACGAAACCAACCGGCTGCGGGAAGCGCAGGACAAGTACAACCAGTCCCTGCGCGGGATGGCTCAGGCGTTTCACAACGCCGACATGGAAACCAAGTTCCGGCAGCTTGCCGCCGCGATTGAGTCAAACGACTGGTCCAGCATGGCCCGTGGTGCGGAGGACATGGACGAACTGCGCCGCCGCACCATGGAGACGGCCACGGAGATGCACCGGCTGGGCCGGATGTCCGACGGCGAACTGAGCATGGTCGCCGACCGGGTCGACCGCGTCTCCCGCAACATGGAGCGGGCCAACGTCAGTTTCCGGGAGGGAAGGGACGAGGGTAACAAGTTCGGCAAGACCATGAGCAACGTCCTGACCCGGACGAGTAACCTTTTCACGCGGCTGGGCAACATCACCCGGGGCTTCCGCGAGCACATCGGCGGCTTCGCTGGCCTGAACGTGTTCGGGGACATGCTCACCAAGGGCTTGGACTTCATCCACAACCTTGACCGCATCGCACTGCGTATCGGTAAGAACACCCTCCTGATGGGCAGCATGGCTGGCGTCGGCGCGTCGGCATTCGGCGGACTGGTCACGCTCGTCGCGGACCTTGGCGGTGTCATCGGCGGTCTGGCCGTTGCCCTGCCTGCGTTCGCCGTCGGTGCCGGTATCGGCGTTGGTGTGCTAATCGCGGCCATGAAGGACATGAAGACTGTCCTCAAGGACCTGAAGCCTGCGTTCGAGGAACTGCAGAACCAGATCAGTTCTTCGTTCTGGACTGTGGCGGCGGGTCCGATCCGCGAGATGGTCAAGACTCTCATGCCCATCCTGACGCCCAAACTGAAGGGCACCGCCACGGCGCTGGGCGGACTGGTCGGCAAGCTTGCCAACGCATTCAGGGACATCCCCGCCGATGCCATCAACACCATGTTTGACCGGATGAACAAGTCCATCGACATCCTCGGAAACGCCATGCCCCCGTTGATCCGGGCGTTCACCACCCTCGGCCTTGTCGGGTCCAAGTACTTCGAGCGGTTCACGACGTGGATGGTGGAGCTTTCCAACAAGTTCGACGACTTCATTCAGAGGTCCGCCGAAAACGGGAACCTCGACAAGTGGATCAACAACATGATCGAGGGCTTCAAGAACATCGGTCGTGCCATCGACGGCGCCCTCGGCATCTTCAACGCCATCAACACTGCTGCGGAGCGTGCCGGGTTCGGCGGCCTGAAGACCTTCGCGGATGCCCTGCAGAACGCCGCCAAGATCATGCAGTCCGCAGAGTTCCAGACGACCCTGACCACCTACCTCGACGGTGCCCGGGACCTCGCCATCAAGGTTGGCGATGCCATCAAGGACTTGGGTCCGGCGTTCCAGTCCTTCGCCCCCACGGCAAACGATGTGCTGAACAACATCGGCGATGCGGTCAGCAAGATCATCGGGTACGTCGGGGACATCTTCTCCAACCCCAAGTTCCAGAAGGGTCTGGAGGACTTCACCAAGAGCCTCGACACCGCCATTGGCAAACTGGAACCGGCGATCAAGCCGTTCGTGGATTCCCTCGGCGAAGCACTGACCCTGCTGGGCAAGATCGCGGAGTCCGTTGCGGACGTGGCGACCGCATTCATCGTCACCTTGTCCCCCGTACTGGACTCGATGTCGGCAAAGTTCAGCACCCTCATCACCCCGTTGAAGGACACGGTCGTCAACTTCATCAAGGAGTTGGAAGGCCCGATGAAGGCGCTGGACGAGCAGTTTGTCGGGCCGCTGGTGGAAGCCTTCAACACCAAACTGCTGCCCGCCATCAACGGGTTCATCGACGAGTTCGGCCCCTTCGCGGAGAAGGTCATCAGGGACCTCGCCCCAGCGTTCAAGGCCATTGTCGATACCGTGCTGCCAAACTTCGTGAGGCTGGCGAAGGAACTGCTGGATCCACTGGGGGCACTGGTCGGGTTCCTGTCCCCCACGTTCGCAGTAACACTGGAGGCCATCGGCAAAGCTTTCGGAACCATCACCGACGCCATCCGGGTTCTGAAGGGCGAACTCCCCGTTGGCGATCTGAAAATCTTCAAGAGCTTCAGCGATGCGGAAGTCCAGCAGCAGGTCGAGCAGGACTTGAAGCCGAAGTCGTGGGGTGAAATCTTCTCCGCCACCATGACGCGCGGCTTCCACACCGGGATGGAGTTCGCTTTCCGGGACAAAATCTACCCTGCCATCTCCGGTGCGGTGACGTGGCTGGGGAACGAAATCGCGGCTGACTGGAATGAACTCTGGAGCGGCGAGGCCGACCAGAAGTTCACCGACGTGATGGTTGCGGCGTTCCCAGATGCGGCTGACTTCTTCAACGGCCTGCAGGGCTGGGGCGATGACATCTGGTCGGGCACGTGGTTCCAAGAAGTTGGCGACAACATCAGGAAGGGCTTCGAGAACATCGACTGGGACGCGATTGGTCAGGCGCTGATCGACGGGTTCGTGCAGGGCCTGACCGGCAAGGACACTGCTACGTGGGAGAAGATCGGGGAGGGTTTCACCGGCTGGGTCGAGGACCTGAAGAACTTCTTCGGCATCCACTCGCCGTCCACGCTGATGTTCGGCTTCGCCGCTGACATTGTCGCCGGATTCATCAACGGCTTTGGCGACTTCGCGGCCAGCGTCGCGGCGAAGTGGGAGGAAATCAAGACCGCCGTTGCCACCAAGTTCGAGGAACTGAAGGCCGGGATCGCCACCAAGTACGAGGAGTTCAAGACCGGCTGGAGTGATTTCTGGGGCGGTCTGGGCACCACCATTTCCACGAAGTGGGAGGAGTTCAAGACCACCGTTGCCACGAAGTGGGAGGAACTGCGCTCCGGCGTGACCACTGCTTGGGAGGGCTTCAAGACCGGTTGGGACGGATTCTGGGGCGGCGTGGGCACGACCCTGAGCACCAAGTGGGAAGAGTTCAAGACGACCGTCGGAACCAAGGCCGGGGAAATCAAGACCGGCGTGGACACGTGGGCGG